CCCAAGCCAAAAATTCGCCGACCCAGCGCGCCATTTTCGTCGGCTGGTGGCGCAACGAGCTCTACAGGTTCAACCAGGATCACCCGTGGTTCTACATCTACATGCCGGAAGCGCAATTGACGCCGCTGACCCACCTCGAGCGCCGCCGCGTCGCCGCGGTCAAGCAGATCTATAATGTCGAAATCGCAAGCGAGCAGATCGCTTGGTACAGATGGAAAATCACCGAGGAGCTCGAGGGCGACCAGGCCAAGGCCGACGAAATGTTTCCGTGGACCGAAGACGATGCTTTCGTCGCAACCGGCGCCAAGTTTTTCACCAATGATAGTTTGACATTGGCAATGCGGCGCGCCCGCAAGCGGCTGTTATTGTCTTACCGCTATCTAATGTCGGACCAGTGGGCCGCAACCGGCGTCGTCGAATGTGCGCCCAAACAAGCAACCCTCAAGATCTGGGAAGAACCGGTCAGCAATGGTGTATATTCGATTGGATGCGATCCTGCTTATGGTTCTTCTGATGACGCTGATCGGTCTGTTATTCATGTGGCCAGGTGTTTTGCCGATCGCCTCATCCAAGTCGCTGAATTTAGCACCACCGAAGTATCGACTTATCAGTGTGCTTGGGTGCTTGCTCATCTTGCTGGCTATTACCGTGCTGTTTCTGTCAATCTTGAGATAAGCGGGCCCGGCACCACGGTGTTCGACGAGCTCGAGCGGCTGCGCCGCGAACTGGCGATGACCGGGGCCGCCAAGGACGAACGCACCGATCTGCAAAACGTCTTGGCGGCAATGAAATATTACATGTACAAAAAACCCGACAATCCGCAAGGCGGCCTGGTCTACCAGTGGCGCACCTCGTCGTCCGAAATCAAATCGGTGCTGATGAACGGCTTCAAGGATGCCTTCGAGCTCAATAGACACATTATTTGCAGTCTGTATTGCCTCGAGGAAATGAAAGGCGTCGTGCTCGAAGGCGGCCAGATCCATGGCGAGGGCCGAAAAAAAGATGATAGAGTAGTCGCCGCTGCGCTCGCCCACGAGATGTGGCGGCGCTGGATTCAGCCGCGCCTGCACGGCGCCGGGTTAACTTATGCCGCGGCCACCGCCAATGACGTCAAGGGACCGCCAACCACGATCGAGAAAATCGCCATCGATTATCTGCGCCGCGCAAAAATCCTGGCGCCAGGACAAAATATCGGAGAAGCAAATCCCGATAGCGGGGACGCCGCAACCGCAACTCGCAGCGGCACGACGTTCCGCGTCCATGCTCGGCGGCGATAGCACGATACCGCTCGCCGCGGCACTCAGTGAAGAACAAGCCATCCGCGCCGCGCTCAACCGGTTTCGTTTCGATCACGCGTTCCGCGGCGACGACGGCCGCGTGCCGATCAAACGCTTCGCCGAGCTGGTCCAAGTATCGCCGCAAGCGCTCTACAAAATCATGGCCGGCGCCCATATGCGCTACGATACCAGGGCCCGCATCGCCGCCGGCATCAAGCTGGTGCTCGAGCGCGGATTGCGCTGGCACCGCGTCAACGATATCTGGCACCGCAATGATCATTCGCACCTACAGCTGTCTGAATAGACGCTGCCAGGCGACTTGGGACAGCGAGCTCGACCACCCGCCATGCCCGCACTGTCGCGGTTTAAGGGTGCAATGGGTGCCGCGCGGCTTCGGCATCGTGTCCGATCGCACTACCACAATCGATAAGACCGCCGCGAGCTTGGCGAGCGATTATGGCATGACTAATTTTGCTAGCCCACAAGCCGGCAAGGCCGCGATCCGCCGGGCGCCTGATCAACCAAAACCGCCGGCCGCCGGCGCGCCGATGTCGTTCGAACCGTCGCCGGGCTGGCGCATCGCGCTGCCGGATAGTGCGCTGCAGGGACAAGGCCACGCCGTGTGCATGACCACCGGCGTCACCGCCAAAGTCAAAGTCGATCCGAATTCCGGACCGCTCAAAGAAAGCAATCCGCAAATGTCGATGCGGGCGATGCGCGCGGCGACCAGGATCGAAGGCTCACATAAAGGCAAACCATGATCATCCCGCGCTCGGATCCGTTCCGCACCGATAAAATCCTCGAGATCCGCGACGCCTGTACGGTATCGCGGGTCGAGCGCGAGCAGCTTTATTTGAAAAGAAGAAAATATTTTATGTTTGGTAGCGATGATTATCGACAGGTCAGATACAACCGCCTGGCCGCACATTCCGACCTGGTCGCATCGTTTTTGTATAGCGCCGACCACGCCAAATATACGCTGGCGCCGCCGCGCAATGCGCCGCCGCAAGTCGAGGCGCAAAGCTTGGCGCTGCAAGATCACTGGAATACTCAGTTCAGAGATAGCGGCCTCGCCTACATGTACACCACGGCATTGCTGTGGTCACTGATCTATGACTCGATGTACGTCAAAATCGGCTGGCACGACGAGCGCGATCGGCTTTACGGCCAACTGGTGCAGCCGCATCAATTCGGCGTCTACGACGAGCGCGAGCCCGACCTCGATAGCCAGGAAGCGTTTGTGCATATCTATCGGTTGACCTGGGACAACGCCGTGCTGCGGCTGTACCGCGCCGGCATGAAAAACCGGGTCGATGATCTCGGCACCTCGATCGGCTCGGTGATCGAGGACATGCCGCCGGTGCTCAAGCAATTGCTGATCACCCAGACCGGCGGCCAAAATCTTTCCGGCAATCTGATGGGCCAGGCGCCGCTCGGTATCCAGCCGGTGATTTTGTACGAGCCGAAATCAACTATTCCGACAGTGGAGTTTCAGGAATTGTGGGTGTGGGACGACATCAACGAGGACTACGCCCAATTCATCATCGCCGAGCCGGATATTCTTTTGACCGACAGCCGCGAGAGCATTCGTAAACGGCAAGAAAAAAACAACGGCAAAAGCAATATCGAACAGCCAAGCGCGTCGAACGAATTTCTGCCGCAGGAACATCCGTTCGTCGCGGTGACACCCTATGAGCTGCCCGATTACGCTTATGGCGAGGCGCATTCTGAGCGATTAATTCCGTTGCAGAATTGGACCTCGGAGCGGCTCGATCAAATCGCCGAGATCCTCGAGCAACAAGTCGACCCGTCGAAAGTATTCTCCGGCTTCATGGGATTATCAGACGAAAAAGCCGGTGCCTTCGGCGGCCCCGGAACCTGGGTTCTCGACGCACTGCCAAACGCCAAAGTCGAAAAACAAATTCCGCAAATGCCGGAAGATCTGTTTGCCGAATTCAAGGAAATCGGCGAGATCTTTTTGGAAGCCAGCGGACTTACGCAAACCATCACCGGACAATCGGCCGGCGGCGCCCGCGGCGGCAAACAATCAAAACAAATGGTGACGACGGGAAGTGGCCGTATCAAAAAAACCGCGATCGGGCTCGAGCCGTCATTGGTGCAACTCGGCGACCTCGGCGTCAAATTGATCATGCGCAACGACGAGGAGGAATTAATGCTGCCGGACAAATCTAAATTTTTGCCGGCACAGTTTGCCGCCGATCATTGGAATTTGCGCATTGCCGGTCACTCGCATAGCCCGCTATTTGCCGATGACGCGCGCGAGCTCGCATCGCTGCTCCTTAAAGCGCAAGCGATTGATCGCGAAATGTTCGTGCGCTTGCTGTCGCCGCCGCAAGAAGATAGCATCATCTCCGCGCTGCGTGAGCGCGTTAAAATCGAAGCGGCTCAAGCGCGGCTTAACCCGCCCCAAGCCAAACCTGCGGGGCGAAAGGCAAGGGAGACCGAACATGGCCCGACGGCGCAAACGGCATAAACGGCGCGGACGGCGCTGACATTGCGCGGTCGCGGTGCTTGCGCTTGCGGCATCGCGGCAGCTAAAAAATTCACTCTCGAAGAACTCCAGCGCCGCTCGAAAGGGCGGCGTATTTTTTTGTCTTTTTTTGTCTTTTTTGTCTTTTTGATGTGTAAATTGAACGCTGCGTGATTGCGCCGTAAAAATTGGGGGAAATCACGCGGAGTATTTTGTGCCGCCCCCCTTTGGGCCACCACCGACCACGCCTGGCGGGCCAATGCCGCCGCGCCCGGCACTGCCCGGCAACCCGATGGGCGGACCGGCCGGTCCAGGCGGCGGACCAATGGCATCGCCCGGCGGCGGCGCCGGTAACGAAGCGGCAACCGATGCATTGATCGCCGGCGTCATGCAAACACTGTACAAAGCGCTGCAAGCCTACCCGCTAGGGTCCAAAAAAAATCAGGCAGTGCTCAATGCCATCCGCGCGCTGTCGGCAAACTTCGCGCGCCAGGAAACTAACCAGCTGGTGCCGGCGGCAATCCAGCAAATGGCCATGAACACCAAGCCCACCGGGCCAATGGCGAATGCGCCAATGCCGCCGATCGCGCCGGCACCGCCACCAGGCGGCGGACTAGGCGGACCTGGCGGGCCGGGCGGACCTGCCGAGCTCGCAGCATAGGAGGAGTAAATGCCAGCCAAAGAACCGTTCCATCCCAAGGCCAAGACGCCCGACATCGAGCGCAAAACAAAAAATGACATGTTTCAAAATCCTCCGAGCTACCCGCAGCTCGGCGGGTTCTCGTCGTCCGGCAAAGTGCCGAGCCCGGACCGGCCGCTCGCATTGGAAAAGGGCGACCTCACACGCAAAGGCAAGCCGATCTAGATGAAGAAAAGATGAAGAAAAAATTTA